CAACCTTCCTTGGCACAGTGTATTTTAAGTCTTCATTCTCCCATCGATTCCAACATATTGTCCGCCAAACCATATGAATTGATCGATGCCAATGGTGCGATAGACGGTACCATTGGAGTGCATCCTAGTCTAGGAGTTATCTACTGTGATATTCTCCGTAATCATCTGCGAGGTCAAAAATATCGGCTTAGTAAAACACTCCCAATTGCGGTGACGTGGATTCGAGAACAGTCGAATAATGACTCTGATTTGCTGATGGTTGACGAGACACGTTTCGATACCAACCAGACGTATATTCCTTTTCAAGAATTGCCTGGTTATGTACATATTGTCACATATGATGAGATTATGAGTGCCGCTAAAAATAAAATATTCAATTTTCATTATTTTTATGATAATATTGAATGTATGCGGTTCTTAAATGCGCGCTTAACCTCTGTTATCGACCCAGTTTGTACATATTGCTTCCCTACGCGCAGGGATGTGTTTGATTTTTTATTTTTTGATTTGAAGTTTGATTCCTACAGACTTTATTGTAAATATTGTACAAATGAACGAGAATACCAGCGTGATATTTCTCTTGAGAATTATATCATTAGCTGGTATAAGAAAAAAGGTGAGCCAGATTTTTGGGCATATAATTACAGTATTGTTGAGCACATCGAAGAGATCGATGTTAAGTCTCAGCTTTCTGGCTCACACGGTGAATGGACGCAGAGTGATGATATGCCAAAAGATCTTGGCATCGGCGGCGGTATATGTACTATATGCCAATATCACATTCAAAATTGTGAGCGCTCACACAACCATTATCACTTTAAGAATAAGAAGCCAGGAGCTGAACAGCGCATAGCTAACAAGATAAAAGAAAAGACCGCAGGCGAGCAGAAACCAATACGTGCCGAAACACTATTGTTTTGTGCTGCAGGATCTATGTGTATGCTACCAGATTGCCATTTACACACGTGTTCTGAGAGTTTAACTACTAAGTCACCAGCCACACGTAGTGCGAGAGCACAAGCATTAATAGATGAATCAATTATGCACGGTCAAGAGATAGATCTTGGTAATGCGGACGCTATGGAAGATCTTGAGCTCGCCGTAAAATATGTAAATTTTTCTGATGAATCGCACCGAGAAATCACATTACTTGAAGCAGCCCATCATTTGCGTATTCATACTACACCTGACAAGTTTACGGCCGAGGAATTGGAGCAGCACAAAAACTGGCTGATATCAGCCGCCAGGAGTGAGAATCACACGGGTAGCACCGCCCAGCTCATACGCCAAATGTGTGCCACTGCAACTAAGGAGCAGGGTGAAGTGCACTTAAAACAAGAAGAGCACTATCATGAACAAAAGAAAAATAAAAAGAAAGAATTTGATCAACGCGCTAGTGATTTTCGCGTTGTGACAACTTTGCAACCGCACACATTGCATGAACAGCCACATTTAGAGCTCCATGAGATACATCGACAAGACTCGATCGTGCTTGAGACACATAATCCTATGGTTCCACCACCGATGTGTCATTCTGAGTCATCTGATGATTCATCACACAGTTCGTCGTCTTCTTCTGGTGACGATTCATCATCTTCATCTGACGGTGATTCTTCCCATAGTTCTTCATCCATTTCAGACGATAGTGGATTTACAACCGGAGAAGACAATGATCTTATTAAGATGAAGATTTTCGTTAACACCGATAGATGGAAGTATCCAAACACATGGCGCGGCACTTTACGCAGACTATGGGACAATATTTTATGGCTCACATTTTGGAAGCGGGAGGACTCTTTGCCACTCGCCAACATTTCCACTGTGACACTACGTGAACAAACCATATTATATAACTCTTTAATATCTGCTTTTTACTGGTTTAGATACTTAGATAGTATACACACCATGAATGTTGATCAGCTTAAACAATTTTATAATTCCTACTTAGAAGTGAAGATTTCTAAGTTGTTGTTGCGGACGTTATTTCGCCTTACCTTGCAATATAATTTTTATAATCCGGAAGGTGTTTGCAACGATTTTATTGTTAATAAATGTTTTGAGCTGATTCTACAGACAGAAGATATTAAACATTTTTCTCAACTTGAGAATAATCGTGTTGCAATGGCAACCATTATGTGCCTATTCAATATCAAAGCCGTGACGTGTGCTAACATCTGGCAGATACAATCCATCAAGAAGAAGGGTCAGTATTTTATGACCGACCAAGCCACCCGGATATAGCCGATGGGTGTTACATGACTGGTGTGTATAGATTAATGGCTATCCCATGTCAAGTTGATAAGATATATGTTTTCAATTTTAAGTTTATGTGTACCTCCGGTAAGAAGTATTTTGTTAATAATGACCTTACTTTTCCAGTCACGCCATATACATCGCGTGATTATCGTACATGTTATGGTCCTGTTTTTGCCTCTGCATTTGTGTTTTATGACGATTCAAATGCTTCTTACAATCGTGCTGTTCGGCGTCATTTTGCTTCACGTAATCCTGACATTTTGGAGTATGATCTTATGATGGAGACACGCCAATTGTTTTTTGTAGTCAACCACCTCACCTCCATCAAATCTGCCTTTTTAAAATCTTTTAATTCTTTTGTAATACCAGGACGTGCCATTGATTTATGTGTTTTACTCGTTAAACAGCCTCATGATAAACGCAAGTTGAGAGAGCTTGCTATTTTGTTTTTAGATAATTTAGGAATCCGTGGGCATTCGCTCTGGAGTAGGGGTTATTGTCAACATAAAGTAAAAAGGATGGATTCGTGTAAGATTACTAAGTATCCACGTACCATTGTTGATTTAGGTACTCCAGCCAGTTTAGCCGTCGGTTATATATGTCAGATCGCTAAGGAGCACATACACGGCAGTTATATTTATAATAATTCTGAGGCTGTCTTTATTGACAAGCCAGATCATGATGAGTTATTGAAATGGTTTAATTATCTTGTGCTCCATGATCGTAATGTGTTTTTAATGTATTTTAGTGATGACTGTGTTGCTTCTTTTAAACGTGGAGGTAAATATTATTTGTTTAATTTAGATTTGAAGACTTGTGATGCTTCACAAGGGATGGGTATTTTTAAATTGATGTTTGAGCTATTCGATTTTCCAAAGGAAGTTCAAATACTCATTACTCGTCAGGTCATGCAGCCTATTTTGATCAGGGGCCAGGAGGCCCGTGCAACTTTCAAGCCATTGAGACCACACCTACAATCTGGCTCCACCTGGACCACATTGCTAAATAATTGTTCATGGTATTTATTGCTTGTTGCTTTTGAAGGAGTGCAAGACCCGACCATTAATGACATTGTTCAGGCCGGTATGACTGTTGGTTACGATATAGAAGTACAAGAGTGTTCACACATTTCGGATGTTCAATTTTTGAAACATTCACCATATTACGAGACTGACGGAACTTTAAATGAATGCATAAATATTGGTGTTGTATTACGCGCCTCTGGCAATTGTAAGCGCGATCTCCCTGGAAGAGGAGATTTTAAGATACGATCCAAATGTATGCAGACGCAAGTTATGCAAGGTATTTATTCTGTTTACAACCTTGATTTATTTAAGTTGCTTTCCCCAGAAGTCCACTGTCGCATTCTTGATTCGTCTAATACCCTTACAGACATTTTACGTAAAATCGTCAAACGACCCACGCCCGTTAACGTCACACATGCCGTGTACCAACGATATAGACTTTCACAACATCAACTTGATGAATTGTACTCATATGTCCAGTATGCTTCACAACATGATTCTGGATTTGGTCAAGTGATTCGTTGTACTGCTGCCAGCATCATTCTGGAGAAAGACTATGGAATTGGACTTAAACCCTTCTAATCTTCCCATTCATCAATCCACCAACACCAACATTGCCTTCCTTCTTTCGTCTCACTAAAACAAACAATACTAACACACATTAACTCTCTCCCTCAACAAAGTCC